TGTGGTAGTACAGTAGATAGTTTTTGTCTTTTACCAAAAAAGTCAAGTAATCCCATTATATATGAATTTTAACAAAGTTAGACAATTTATCCTAAAATACCGACACCTCAAATTTTAGCTTGGTTAAGTGTGTAAACACGGCATACCTACAAGCATCCATTAAGTCATCGTTTGCCTTTACAGGTTCTTCAATTACGTTATCGTTTTTATCCTTTTTCCATTTGTAAGACATAAACTCCCTTCTTAGGTTTTTGCTATTATAGTGCAAGTTTATTGGGTAAGACTTCATCTTTACAATCCCAGCCCATACATCCTTTTGTGCTGGTTTAATATTAAAACCTTGTCGGTAAAGTTCCTCAATAGATTTAGGCTCTGCTGCATCTGCATAGATTGTTGCACGTTCTGGTAGCTTCTCCTTAATCAATCTTGATAAGTCGCTTAAAGTTAATCCGCTTTGATAAACTATTTCCTCAAAGTAGTTTTGTCCTTCGTAGTGAGTAACCTTAATAAGTGCAGCTGGGTGAACATAACCAAAGTCTAAACCATAGAACACATCCCCATCAGGTGCTTCATCGTATTGCTTCCATTGAGTGTATATAATTTCCTTTGCAGAGCCTCGTTCCCCTAATCCGTAAACCTTCCACATAAAGTCATCTGGTAAGTCTTTGTATTGCTCAATGTTTCTTATTTGGCTTTCGCTTAGGTTTGAGATGTTGTTAAGGTAAGTTGAATGTATGCGCTTGTTCTTTGGATTGTCGGCTACCTCGTAAACCCAAGAAATAAAGTCGGCTGGATTCCAGTCTAAGAATGATTGTCCAGTTGTACGAATCAAAAGCTGGTCAAACAAAGCCTTACTAATTAGGTTTGCCTCGTTTACGAATAATATATCCCTTGCTGGTCCTTTTGCTTTGTCTGGGTCTTCAAGTCCAAATAATTCAATGTATGAGCCGTTCTTAAACGTATAAATAAAATCCGTGTACCTAAAATCCTTTTCATCCCATATATTCCATTGCTCTAATATGTTTTTGAAATCCCTATAAACTCCACGCTTGATATGTGGTAGGGAATGAGAAACGCAAGAAATTCTTGTATTAGGCTTGGTTAAAGCTATGTGGATTAATAACTGAACAACCGAATAGCTTTTACTTGATCTTGAGCCACCTTCATTGCATATTATCGGATACCCTTCCTCGTATGCTTTTTTATTGGCATAGAATACAGGTGTAGCCTTAATCTTTAATTGGTTGACAATCTGCATCTGGTTCTATTGTGATTTGCACATTACCCTTAATGTCAGCGGTGATGTCGGTTGTTTGTTTAGGTCTGCCTTCTAATCTATCTAATAGTATTTCGTATGCCTTTAAATCGCCTTTTCTCGCTTTTGCTATGATTTGCATATCTAATTGCTCGGCTATTGTAAACTCCTCATCTTCGCCTGTTACAGGATTGCGTACTTTAGTAACCAACTCTAATAAACGCAAAAGTCTTGTCTTGCTATTAGGCACACCCTTACCCCTTCCCTTTGGGTTTCTTACTTCCCCCTTTTGTGCTGGTATTAAATTATGCTCATTTGCCATATCTTCTTAATTTCTTCTAATTATTACAAAGCTACTCCGTTCTTCTTGATTATCAATGTTGGGTCAAGTTTTTTCATTCTATCTACAATCACTTGGCAGTATTTTGGGTCTAACTCCATACCATAGCATTTGCGTTTCATTTGATGCGAAGCAACCATTGTTGTACCTGTTCCACAAAATTGGTCTAATACGATATATCCTTCTTTTGTAAATTGTAATGCCCATTCTGGCAAATCTATTGGAAAAGTTGCAGCGTGAACGTGAGAAAATTCATTATTTCTATTTGGTTTGCCTCTGTATATATTTGGAACTGTTCCCCTAAAATTTGCATTAGGTATTGCCCTTGTAGCTTTATCTTTTGAAGATATGAAGAACATATACTCCCAGGCAGATGTCATTACATTTTCAGCCATTGCAGGTGCTCCGTGTCCTTTATCCCATATTGCAACATCTATAAAATTGTCTTTGTATTCGTTTAAATATTCTATTAATGCTATTTTGTTACCGGCTAAACTTTGTATGTTACAAATCAAATAATCACTAAACAATATTGCATTATTTGTAAATCCTATCAATAAATCTAAATAATTGTCTTTTGTTTGATTATCATTGTATTCATTGTACTTGTTATCAGTTGTATGTGTATTACCACTTAAAGCCTCGCTTTTACCGGCATTGTAAGGTGGACTTGTAAATGACATATTTGCCTTTTGTCCGTTCATTAGCTTTGCCACTTGGTCGCTATCTGTACTATCGCCACAAAGTAATCTGTGTTCTCCTATCTCAAATAAATCTCCCAATACAATATCCGTTTCTGTACCGCCATCTGGAACGGCAAAGTTATCTTCTTCTGCCTCTAATACTTCTTGTTCAAAGTTTGGTATATCAAGACCCCATTCTGTAAGTAATTGCTCATCCCAATTGTTTGCAAGATCATCCCAGCTCCATTCGCCAAATCCAACATTATCCTTAATTATGAATTCTTTTTTTTGCTCTTCGGTTAGTTCTTTAGCTTGTTTTACAGGTACATCCTTTAGTCCAGCTTCAATACAAGCCTTTAGCCTCATATTGCCACCTAATACGATATTGTTTTCATCTATTACAATTGGTCTAAGTTCAAGCATCTGTGGGAAGTCTTGGATTGACTTTACCAGCTTTTTAAACTTGTCATCCTTAATAATTCTTGGATTGTTAGGATTTGGTTTGATTTCGTTGATGTTCATTATCGGTTTTTTGTTGGAGTTCGTATTGAAATAATACTATCTATTTTTTTCTCTAAATTGTCATATCCTACCCATTTGCCACACTTGGTACATTCAAATTGAGTTTCTTTTATCTTACCAAACCAAACATAGCCTTCGGTAACTGAACCGCACTTACAGGTATATAGCTTCTTTCCGTAAGTGTCTTTCATTATCTATTGCCTTTTCTTATATTTTCTAATTTATACATTGGTTGCAAATTGCTATAATGACAATATTTAGATGTTTCATATATGCAATCCCAATTTACTTTAGATAAAGGATAAATATGGTCTATATTCCACAAAGTACCATAATTATACCAATTCATATCATTTTTAAATTGTATTTCTATATACTTTTTTAAATAATTAGCATCACAACCTAATAATTTACTTGACCTAAACTTTTTATTATGTCCAGAACTTTTGACCGCTTTACTATGTCTATCTCTTGTATTTCTTAATAATCTAAATCCGCTATCAGTTGCCATTCTTTTTTTCTTGTACTCATAATCATACTTTATTTCTTTATCTCTATTTTTTAAATATCTTTCTTGTCTTTTTTTCTTTAAATATTCATTATTTTTAGCATTATATTTTGTACTTCTAATGCTATTACAAGATTTGCAAATATTAGTTATACCATCATAAGTTTTAATATTTTTATGGTATGATTCTTTAGGTTTATGCTCTCTGCAATCACTACATATTTTTAACCCATTTTCATCATAAGATGCTCTTGGATATGGTTTACCTTTTGGATACATATTATTTTCCTTGTTTATTGTAAGGTTTAACTGCCTTGTCCTTTGGACCAGATGTCTTTTTGTACTTACCACACTTTCTTTTGCCAAATGATTGTTTCCCTTTACTGTCTAATTTTGCCATTATAGTTGTTTATTAGGTCTGCCATAAAATCAAATCTTTGTTCTTGTGTTTCACCAAATACATAATGCGTAGTACCATCAATGTCAAAAACATAGCAAGGATAACCAGCTATTTCTTGCTCTTTGCACGTTTCAAATATGTTACTTGTATCTGTCAATTAATTCGTTTAATTCAGTTCTTGTCCATTTCTTTAGCCTATTGTTAACCGCTTCAAACTCTAACTCTTTAACCGCTTTTTCACCTATCCTTTCTACTAAGCCAATTCGGTACATTGCTTGGTTGCCGTGCTTAAACATATTGCACCCAGCACATTGCAAGTGTATATTCCATTCGTTAAACCTTAAAGCCGAATATCCCTTAACAGTAAAGTAGTGTCCAGCTTGATTACCATTGTAGCTTCCGCAACTAATACAAGGCAATCCTTCATCTCTTTTTCTTATATACGCATTTACTACCTTTTGGGTCTTTTCTAACAACTTTGGTAAAGGTATCAATGGCATAAAGCAAAATTAGGGTTACTTTTTCAATCTAACAACACAAAGTCGGTCATTATGCTTGTAGCGTTTTTTGTTTATTGGGTTCATATAGGTCATTATGGTTTTATAGTCAGTACCTAAAAACCTAATAGCCTTTGCTATTGACCTAAACCATATTTCCTCTTTTGTATCTAAATAAATTAATCTTACCTCAATGTTGTTGTCTATTCCTGTCATCTCAATAATCGTTTTATTTCAAAGTATAAATGTGCCGTTAAATAAATGCAACAAGCTAAAGGAACTGATATCAGCATAAACTTTAGCAGTTCATAAATAAATGTTAATTGTTTCATAGTTATTTGTTTTGGTTATATGTTTGATTGTAGTATTGTTCTCCTGCTTCTCTATATCCATATACTCCATCTATATTACTATAGTAAGCATCTATTATTTGCTCTTTTTCTTTTTCAAGATATTCTTTTGCTCTTTCTTTTATAACTACTAATTGACTTATTCTTGTACTTTCATAATGATGACAATCTTTTATAAGAAAATCAATAAATCCAATCAAATCTTGCATTGCTGTTTTCATCTTATAGTTGATTTTGTAAAAATAGGTACAAAGTATATCTTTTGCACTCGTTTTTGATAAATATTTCGTTATTTAATTTCTCTAAGTCTTTAGGTGTTTTAGCCATTACTTTGTAATGTGCCATTATCTTTTTCTTTATTTGATCTGCTTTTTCTTGACTTAGATTTTCCTTGTTTAATTCCTTTCTTTTCCATAGTACATCAAAAGCCATTGTATTTAGCAATTCCCAGCCTTTTTTAGCAGACTTATCCCAATTTTCGTACAATGCCTCAATAATTTCATCATCTTGGATTTTAGGTATCTCTACTGGTTGTGGTTCTACATAGGTCTTTTGTCTTACTTGCAAAGCTATCGGCTTATAAGCTGCCATCACATCCCCAAAGAATTTAGGTGTAAACATAATCGCTTTGTCAACTGAAAGTTTCCCCATTGCGTAAAGTTCAAAAGCCACACCAAGTTCCTTTAGTTTAAAGTTGCCATAGTTTTTTATTACAAATTCGCATAAAAACTGAAACAATTCTATTGTAGGTGTTTGACATCCGCTTAAAGCAATACAAGTCTTTACGTGTTCTTTTACCTCAATAGGTGAGCATCGACCAACACTCATTGTATCTAAAGCAACTGCAACCTTTAATTCATCTGGTTCAAGTTTATTATAGATTTCTAAGGGCATCCCATTCTCTCTCACTAAAACTTGGTTTGTGATTGTTGCTAATTCCTGTTGCATTTGGTTTATAGTTTATGTGAACAAATTTGCCTTCTTTTAAATCTTTTGCCATCCAATTTTTTGCGGTGGCAATCCAATTTAACTTCTTTTCTCCATTTGAATCTGACCAATTTTTAATGACTTCGTGGTAATATGTAAAATTAGCTTCTTCATACTGACTTCCAATAAAAGCTGCCTTAAATTTATTTATATCTAAAAATTCAGTTTCACTAAATAGCGTTTGCTTACTAACCTTTAATTTACTTTCTTTTACTTTAGTTTCCTTTTCTTTCCTTTCCTTTGCATTACCCTCCCCAATAGCCACCCCATTAGCCTCCCCATTTTTCCATCTATTTGCAGCACCTAATTTACCTTTAATGCTTAGATGTTCCCTTAAAGCAAGGTGATTTTGCAGCCTTTCCGAGTAAAATTCTCCAGATTCTATTGTAAATAAATCAAAATTGTGTACTACTCCATTGACCTTTACATCGGTTGTTTGCATCTGCATAGCTAAAACAGGAATCAACTCTAATGGTAATCTCCCTCCAGCATTTGCCAATTGTTCAATCATAAACCAATAAATGCCATAACCTTCCATACCAAGTTGATGCCTTAAAAACAGAATCTTGGTATCATTAGCCGAATTGTAATCGTGGCTAAAATAATAACTGTTACTTTTCATAAATAAAATAGCCCTATCAAATCCCTCCTATGTTGCAGATAGGAGTTCATCTCAAGGGCAATAAGTTCTTAATAGGTCTGCAACACCTAATACAAAAATACACTAATTAACTGAATACTGTGCTACTTGCTTCTTATTTTTTAGCTTAACAATGGTTGTTTTTATGTTCATACCATCGTTTCTAAGGTCTGCTATTCGTGCTGCTAATCTAAAGCATCCGAACTTGTTTAAAGCATCAATAGGGGTTAATTTTCTACCTTTATTTAGGTATTTTGCGATTTGTGTTGTTTGGCTCATAGTTGTAGGTTTTAAATTTGCGCTTTACGTT